GCGTAACGAATGCACCGAGCGCAAAAATGAGCGGGCCCATAGCCGCCGCAGCTAGACCTGATGTAAGCGCCAGACGTTGTATTGGTTCTGGCAACGCAGAGAATTCACGCACGACCGTCTGGACAGATTGCGCTAAGACATTGAACACCTCTAGGACTTGTTTCGTCGCCGGGAGGAGCGTTTCACCGAACTGGATGCCAACGCTCTGCACTTGCGCCATAAGCGTCTCCCAGGTATGCGCTGTCGTCTGGGCGGTCCGACGATGGGCAGTCTCGACAAGATCGGTACTCTGCTGGATTGTCTTCAAAATCTCAACATACGCATCGCCTTGTACGGCCGCGGTGCCGAGCACACCTGCGAGCGCGCGAATGTTCGGGATCAGCCTATCTAGCGATATGACGTCGCCCTCGAAGAGTTTGACCAATTCCAAAAGCACCGCCGTCAGGCCCTCCGTCTTAATTTTCCGGCGCAGGATGTCCACGGACAACCCGATCTCGGCTAAGGCGTGTCTGGCGTCGTCCGCGGGAGCGACTAGTGAGGATAGGATGCCGCGTAAAGCTGTCCCCGCTTCGTCCACGTTCACGCCTAAGCGCGTAAACGTTGCTAAAAACGCCGCAACCTCTTCAAACTTGACACCCAAGAGAGCAGCCAAGCCAACCACACGCCCCAGAACTGGCGCAAACTCTGACGCCTCCGCTGCCCCCTCTCGCACGGCAGCCGCGAGAATGTCACCCGCTCGTGCTGCCGTGAGATTCGCCGGTCCGTAGGCCTGGAGTACAGAGACGAGCGCACGCGCAACCTCAGCCGTCGTGCCCATACCAATAGCCGCGGACTTCGCAGAGGTTTCCAGGATTTGCAGCGCCTCTGCCCCCCGGAAACCGGTCGATGTCACAAAAAACAGCCCTTCCGCCAGGTCCTGCGGCGTGCGTCCTATCGCCGGAGCTAAGCCAAGAATTGCACGCCCAAAATCCTGCATCTGACCCTCGGCCACACCGCTGAGCGTGACCACCCGGGTCATCGTCGTTTCAAAACTCGAGGCGAATTTTACCGACGCGCCCGCGACCAGCGACAGCGGGCCAGTGATCCCAATCGTGAGCGCTTTCCCCAAGCCCTGCGCTTCTTCGCCAAACCTTTTTAGGGATACTGAGGCGCTATTGATTCCCTTCTGGAATTCCGTAGCATCCAGACGAAGTCGGGCGAGAATATCACCGACGGTCGGCATGCGCGTCCTCGATAATCGCGGCCTGCATCACGCTACTGAGAATCGCCATTTGCTCATCGGCCGTTGCGTTACGGCGGTGTTGCAGAGATGTGCCGAGTGAGGGCCACTGAGCCGTCAGAAACTCGTCGGGGGAGAAGGGACGTGCGCGCCTGGTGCGGTTGCGATTGCTCTCAGCCAAAATCCACGCAATCGTTGCGCTCCTTCGATCCTGACGAATTTGCTCTTCTTTCCACCGTCGCAGGAGCCAAGTGATCTCTCGTGGTGTCAATTCCCAAAATTCCTCATCCGTCAAGTGCAGATCGAATCGCGCGCGGCTCCACAACGCACCCCAATCAATTAACCCAAAGGGTCCTGATGATTCGACTCCCCCGCCGGCGCAGCATCGGGAGGCTCTGCCGGCCCGAGGGCTTGGGCTAGAGCCTCTCGTAACAAGCCCGCGACTCGCCCAGCGGCGACGAGATCAGCCATCTCTAGGACGTGCTCCAGCGTGAGAGCGGGGTCCTCGTGCCGCAACCCCTGCCACAGCAGCACATAGAGATCGACAAATCCCAGGTCTCCACGGAGAAGGAGCGAATTGAGGGAGATTTTCTTTTCGCCGTAGATGCGGCGCAGTTCTAGCTCGGTGTGATAGAGAGCGCGGGCATTCAAGCGGAGAGTGCGCGGTCGATCAAGCTCGATCGCGACCGATAACCCCAGGCCGGGGAGCGTCTCAGCCATCTGAGACCTCCTTTCTCGCGGCATGTATCCCCAGGGTGGGGGTTACGGAGTAGCGGTATAGGTCGGCGTGCCAGAGCGGCGGACCGATGCCGTAAAGGTCATCAACCCCGCGACGGGCGCTTGAAACACCATGTCGCGCAAGAAGCCGAGCCAAATCCAACCCCAGGTCGGGGAGACCGGGTAGATCGCCTTAAAGTTGCGGCTGGTCGACGACCGCAGGATCGCGAGAATACCCGTCAGGTGATCTTGCGTGGCGTTGTTCGGCAGGAAATTGCCCTCGATCGCGATTTCGCCCATCGCCATGCCAGGCACATACTCTTTATCGGCGGTTGCGGTATCGTGGTTGCTCGCGTCAAGTTCATCGCGTGATTCCGTTGCCGTGATATTCGTGAGTTCGGCGATTGTCGTAAAGTTACCCGCTCCATCGTCGAGTTTCAGCAGCGTACCTTGCGCACGTTTGACGGCCGTTGCCATTGCGCGATCTCCTTCTCAACTGGGGACGTTAAACGTCGGTGATCCTATTGCCAAAGGCGTCGTACAGTTCCACCTCAACTGGCGGATTCTCCTGTGGCCCTGGAGCCGGGGCGTGAATCTGGGCAAAATGCTCCGCGAGGGCTGAGAGCGCTAATGTATCGAACGGGCAGAGAGTGCAGTCGTAGCGTGGCCACTCTCCCCAGACCCCTTCGTTGTAATGGATGCCCTTGATGAGTTCCATCGCTCTCCCCTCTAGCTTTCGACTTCGACTGCAAAGTTACACGCGACGATTTCGCGGCCGTTCTCATCTGGTCCCAGGTCGAATGGGCTCTGCAGGGCTCGCACACTGATATAGCGTCGGGTTCCGATCAGGACATCTGTCATGCTATCGAGTAACCGAAAAATGCTGTCCGCTTTTCCACGCGCGGTCGCATAGCGCTTGGCCCGCACCTCGATGTGCAGGCTTGGGTTCTCCCAAGCGGCCCCCACCATGTCATGCACATATGCGGGAGCGCGTCCCGCATACTCGTAGAGCGCAATCGCGGTCTCAGGTGTTTTCGTATCGTGACGCGCCGATTTGAAAATGTCAGTACCCACGACACCAATGCCATTCTCCTGGAGATACGTTGCCATATCGTCGAGCAGCGCCATGCCCGTTATTCCCCGATGATCACGATATCATACGTTGCTGACGCTCCAGCCGCATTGGCCATGTTCAGCAGGTCCGCTGTCCCCGCAGTGACTGCTCCAAATCCTGACGCGCCTGGAGCAATCGCCAGAAATTTACCGTCTGGCGGAATGGCGATCCCATCGCCCAGCGCCGCAAACAGCCCGGCAAATCCGTTGACGCCCGGCGCCGTCAGCGTCAGGTTTGTAGTATTCGCCGACGCTCCAGAGATATATATCGCCTTGATATTCGTAAACGTGAGGGTCGTCCCGAACACATCGGTGAGCACACCGGCGAGATCGAGGTTTTCGTTTGCGCCCGTGGAGAGGGTGCGTTGATCGCTAAAAATCTTGCGGGCCTTATTTGCACCTGTCCCATCAGTGAGCGCAACTTTTTTCGCCTGCGCCAGCGGAGCGGAGCCTGTAACCAGGTCCAGAACGCTGGTGAGCGTCGCTTTAATATCGATCACCAAATCGGCTGTCAATGCCATACGGTCTCCCTCTCAGAAGTTGCTTTTGATAACAGCCGTCAACTCCTGGACAAAGGTTGCGGTCTCTTCATTAAACGGTTGTTCGAGATACTTCCATTGCCCCACCTTCGCCCAGGTTTTATATCTCCGCCCAGAGGGAGACAGGCCTCCAGTCTTCCCTGCCCGTGGGTTTTCGTGCACGAGCGCAGCATACCGTGCCGCTGGTCCCCCGTACCCCATGGTCACTTCCAACGTATTCGCGGTCTCTTGAGGGAGGCGCACATGGCCTGTCTTTCGGAGGGTTCCCTTGTCCACCGGGCAAAATTCTTGCTTGCTCCGAAGCATAATTTTATAGGCCCGTTCAACCATAAAGGCCTTAGCCTTTTTATTGGTGCTACTCCCCTTAAGTACCAAGTATTTTCCCATCTCTGCTGTCCCAACAAGCGTAAACGTGGGTTGTCCTTGTGCCATCGCATTACCCAAAGAACAACTTCTGGTGGTGAATAGTTCCTGTTTCGTCTGGAAACGTCTCAACAGATAACAGCGGGGGCATTGTCCCGTCGGGTAGGGTATACTCATCCTCCGGCCCGAAGCGAGAGGTACTTGCCACCCACGCAACTGTCCGCGCTACGACCTCCTCCCCAGAAAAGCTCCGAACCCTTGTTAGGCGCGCGACCACCCTGCAAGGGTACGAAACACCAAACCCGAAGGTCGGGTTCCCATAATCATCTCGACTATCGAGGACTGCTTGCTGGAGCGTTTGTTTGAGGAGTGTCAAAAAGGCTGGACGAATCATAATTTTTTCCAGGGACGTTCGAGCACTGAATCCGCCCTCACCGCCTCTTCCGTCACCTGAATGCGGATTGGCGTTAAGTCGGCCTGCCGTCGGAGCTGATTTGCCCGCGTCTGATAATACTTGGCTTGTACTAACGCGGAGATACGCAAATCTCCCACCGCCAGATCGCCCTGCGCTGCAAACCGGGTCGCGAGGGCTTCACAGGCTTGCGCGGCGACTTCCCTGACGCTCCCATTGCCGGTGACCAAAAAACTGATTTCCTCATCTTGCATCAATTGTCGTGTCGGGTCAGTATCGCCGATCAGGAACCGGACTTTATCGGCAGTTGCTGTCAACGCCAGATTGTAGCTCCACGTCATGTTAGAACCCAGCCCCGGCTATCTTCGTCGCCAACGTTCCATGCACATCTGCCACTGCGGGTTTAACCTGCACCTTGAGGTTGGTGTAAAACACGGAAATCGTCTTCGATACCGGCGTTCCAACGTTCACCGCGAATTCTGCTTCGGCGGTGATATCGTAGGTCGTGCCTCCATCCAGGCTTGCCAAGATTTGGACCAGGAGATTGTTGGTGGTGGCAGTCAGGCGCAAATGCTTTGTCAAGAATTGAAACGTATCCCATGCCCCGACATCCACATAGGTATTCACCGTCGTCGTCTTGTTCGCGAGCGTCGAAAACTCAGCGATTTTTGTCCGCCTGGCAAGCTCAGCCATCGATAGACCCCTACCCCGCTACGTCACGGTCGCACCTGAATCTAAGGGCACATACCAGACGGTCCATTTCGCCTGCCCTGTATTGCTCGCAGCGCAGTTCAGGAGGATGTCCCCCGGTTTGAGAATCAACGGCGCAGACACGAGTCCACCTCGCCCAAAATTGAGGGTATCCCGTAGGGCGTCACTCGGGGTTCCACTGATACTATAGATCGTTCCCACAGCGTCAGCCGTGATATCTAGGACAGCGCAGAGATCCTGCGTCGCGCCGGTATCCGTGGGGTCATGTTGGAGCTTGGTGTTATTGGCCTGTGTCTGAATGAGCGTCGTCACCTCTCCCAGGATGAGAGGAACGAGCACCCGACCACCGGCGATGCTAAAGAGAATTGATGTCGTTGACTGTGGCAGGTTACCTGTCGCCTTTTCGACTTTGATCCCAAAGAGTTTGGCAACCGCTGTGCCATCAAACGACGTACCCTTCATGGCGTCTGGGCTAAAGCCGATAATCTCCAATCCACTCCCCATTTAACGTCTCCTTTTGCTTCCGCGAGTCCCGAGGGTTGACGGTTCCAGGGCGTCCCCCACCGCTCCGATGTCTGTCTGGGGCGAAACCTCATGTTCAGAGACGCGAACAGGTAACGCCTCTATATAGCCTGCCTCAGCTAGGCTGTGCAGGTTCGGCCAGTCAGGATCGGTGTAGATTTCCCCGCGGCGATAGAGCGTATCGCCCCCTCCCGCAAAATCATGACGCACACGGTAGTCCATAGCGTCTCCCGGCTAAATCGCGTTCAGGAAGAACACGCCCAAATCTGAGGCCACCAATTTTGGGTCGTAGGCCATCAGACCTTGGACGAAATCCACATGGGCTCGGTTATCGACGTGGCGCTCGTTCACAATATCAAATCCACCCGTAAAGTTTCGCCAGGAAAAAATGTAACCCGCAGACGGCGTGAGGCGAGCAGGATTCGGGGCAACGTACCCGATCCAGGCGTGCCCGCCGAAGATCCAATCGTAGGTTTCTGTGCCTGCCCCTTCAACTGATGTGACCTGAATCGCCCCTCCGACCAGGAGTCGAGGAATGCGGAGGGCCCGTGCGACCAATTCAACCGACAGTATCCCAACCTGCGTATATTTGTAAAGCTCTTTCAGGTCAGGATGATCGGCTAGGGTTTCGAATACGTCTTCACTGACAACCATCGTATTCGCCCCGAAGCCTGTGGCTTTTTTCATAGCCAGCCGAGCTATCCGCACATCCTCAATCGGTTTGGAGGCAGAATAGTTTGACCATTTCGCCGTGCCTGATGCTGGGAAGTTCGTGCCGCCCGTGTACTCCGTCGCCCAGATGCCGGTTTTGAAATAGGTCGTCGCAATGTCGATCTCCCGGCCCAACATCATCACTCTCGTCACGAATTCTGCCACCGCCTGATCCCACGACAACTGGGGATCGGCATCGGTGCGTAGGTCCCAACGATCGGCAAACTCGAAGGCCCGGATATCACAACTGTACGTTTCCTTGGAGGTGTCGAAGCGGGCCTGAGGCATTTGTGTTCCCGGTGTCCACGCTTGAGATCGGTTCCGAAAGAATGAGCGTTTCGGAAAGCTGTAATACAGGTCGGATTTATGGAGAACAGGCACGACCGGGAACCACTGTGCCCCCACGAAATCCGTGGTCGCTTGTAAATACGCTACTGAGAGGATGGACAACGGCATATCGACATGGATATCCGCGTGGTCCACCGCCTTCCGAATACGACTGATGAGGTTTGCCATAGCACTCTCTCCCGTGTTACGCCGCCACTTACGAGGCTCTCTGGATCAAGGACAGCCCGTTAACAGTCACGGTCGCCATCTCGCCCGCATTCGAGACCCCCCGAAGGACTCTCCCCAGAATGAGGTCGGCATCTGCAGTTTTGGCAATGCCCTGTCCATCACCAGACGTGCCATAGGTCGCATCCTGGGTGAGCGCCCCATCCGCCGAGAGGGGCGACACGCCCATCACTCTCACTCTGGCGGTCTCGCCGCTCTTGGGTTTATTTTGCAGGATGCCCAACGGCTTGTCCCCTGCGCCACTCGGCACATTGACTGAAGGGGCATCCTCTGCCCCCCCGCCTGCAACAATTTTGACGATATAAAACTGTTTGGCGCTTAGATCGGCAGCCGCCACACACGAGATATCCATTAATTCCTGTTCCCAGGCCATATTTAGACCTCCCCCTCATCTCTCCGCGTTTCGCTGACGAATTGTGCATACAGCGCCGGATCGCTCTGCATGACCTGCACGCGGGCCTGTTCCAAGC